GCAAAACAGATACGGCTTGAACCCTAGTGTGTCTGTTACATCTCGACCTCTGTAGCGTTGTTTCATTCTCTCGTTGAGATTCATTTGCTTCTCTTCTTTCTGGTCGCCTTCACGACCGGTTCGGAGTTGTGAACTAGATTGTCGAAAGGTCTTCACTACTGATGATGGGAATGTTCAGCAGTGTCCGTTGGTGTGTTTCATAACTTAACTGTTGAGCAACGGCATTCATCAATTCCAACGGAGACGTTCCGTGAATCGGCTCGAAGTCGATATCTTCGTGGTCCCATAATTCCCAAAGATGGTCACCTTCATTCATGTCGCCAATCGGGTTGATGATTAAGCCGCCACCGTTCTTGTTCATGTGCTTGTTGCCTTCGCCGACCTTTCCCAAATAGTGAAACTGGAAACGAGGAGCATCATCATTCGATGGGTCAGCAACGAAGCAAACGTTCTTCTCGCCATCGAGAGGGCCGCCATTAATGAATGCTGGCATTCCGAACTCTGCGGCGTGTCGAATCTTGATGTCTGGCATTTCCAATTTTGCGAACACTTGTTCGACCTTCGTGAACTGCCAAGGCTCTGAGAATTCAACCATCACGGAAGGAGCTTCTTTCTTGTTGAGTTGTTCAAGGATGTCTTCATCAGTTTCGTTGCCGGTCAAGTTCGGCAACACTCTGTTCAACGATTCCCCATCGAGCAATCGGTCGATGGCGACTTCTGTTTCGGTTGCGAATAGTAGACGTAAAGTCATTAGTTGTTCTCCTCTTCTACAGAAACGGATGGTGCCGAGATGATGATGCTCTTCACGGTAGGAACATTCCTAATGTTCGAGACCGGCATGATGTATGAGTTGACGTTCATAAGAACCTTCGCGTCTTGGTCTTCGATGTCGAATAGCTTCTGTCTTAATTCTTTAACAGTCATGTTGCCCTTCTTTCTTTTTTGTTATGAGTTGTTGCGACCTAGTAAGTGAAGCCAACCAGAACGAGAGTGTCCTTCTCAGCCCAACAACCACGAGAGATGTCATCTTGGTCTGCCAAGAAGTATTCGCGTTCGCCTCTGTCCCATCCCTCGTTCTTGTAAGTCTTCGTGGCGAATCCATAACCACGTTGAACGGACGCTGCCGTAGCGAAAAACCTATCCTCAGCTGTCAGCGTGTCAAGCCGAACAAACTCACCAACTGGAACATCTTGAATCTTTCTAGCTTCTTGTCCTTCAACTTTTCTCTTCGCCATGATGCCTTCTTTCTTTGAAGTGAGAACCCTTCAGTTCTCGGTTGAGTGATGTGTTGTTCTTTCAGAATGTTCGAGTGAGTGAATGCGGTCTTCAGCCGCGAACCATTACCTTTTCATACCCATGCGCCTTCACTAACGTCGCCATCAACTGATGGTTCCGCTTGCTTACCTCCTTCTCCTTGACCGCTGCGTCTCCGCGAGGCGCTGAGTCATTCGGCAGAATCGCTAATAGCTCCAACTCCTTCTGACGCACTAAATGGTCGACCAAGCTCTCCAAGTGGTCGACACGGTCTTCCAATTCCTGAACGACGCGGCCAACTACGTCATCGACACGGTCTTCCAATTCCTGAACTTTTATTTTCTGTTCCAATCGTTCAATTTCTTCACGGTTTGTTCTCATCGGTGTGTTCATCGGTGGCTCCTTCTTTCTTTTTGATTTCACTCGAACACTCTGAGAGAACAACGTCATCAACGAATGATGTTGTCTCTCTTCTCTACCAGTGGCCGGAACTTCGTTGTCATCTTTTCTGTTCAGTTATTAGAGGCGAAGAACTTTCTCATCGATACATCGATTCTTTACCTTCGATGGAATGAAAAAGTTCTGTCGGCGTAGAAACTGTTTTCCAATTTGAACTGCGTAGAAGATGAACCGTTCTCTAGGAACATGATGTTCACCGGTTTCTGTTCAACTTGTGTTCTGCGTTCCTCGTTTACTTACAAACAGTCTGTCTAACAATCGAGAGGTTTCTATTCTGGAGATTGATGTTGTCTGCGGTTAATCGATTAACCTTCAATCTCGATTCTCGGCTTGGGGTCTGATTCGTTTTGAGTCGGTAACGAATCGAACCGTTTCAAACTTTTCACAATCTCGAACTGGCCTGTGTTTCATCTCGTTTGAGAGTGAACCAATTTAGTTGGCAACATGTTCAGGCTCTTGATGGAATCGGTTTTAGTTTTTTAACTGTGAGAGTTTTTGAAAACCTTCTGCGTTGAACTGGTTTGCTGTCTTGGCTTCGTGGCCTTTGCTCTGGCTCGGCTCGGCTACGCCCAACACCGAAGGTATATGAAATCAACTCAATCACTTACGTATTCAAACTTAATAATTGAATTAACTTATTTATCAAAGAACCAAACAAACAACAACGAAACATAATTATCCCTCCCAACGTATGAGGAACACAATGGAAATCGTAAGCACCATCGAGCGTATTCATTAACGTTTTGAAGTGTTCTGAACTTTTTTTGAGTGGCACCATATTAAACAGTGTGACTTATGCGTTTTTGCGCCTGAGTCTAGGTGCGGCTGGGGCGACCTCTAGGTGAACCGTTCGTGCGTTTCTTCTCTTGTCTTCACTTCTCTTGTCTTTTCTTTTCACTCTGTACGTTTGTGTACATGTATGTATAAAAACGTACGTACATATGTACGTACGTACAGACGAAGAGTGTTTTGTTTTTAGTTGTTAGTGAACTGGACTTCAGTTTGTTTTGTTACTGGCGCAATCCATTCTTCGAGTGACTGACAGTCGCAATCGTGAACATGTTTATTGTGTCGCGTACACCAGAAGTCATCGCAACTCTCGCATTTAATCCACACGCCATCGAGATAAGGATTGGATTGTGTTGTTGTCATCTTTTTATAAAGCTCAACGAACGAGTCACCCACCCAACAAGCCAGACTAACTGCGAAGAATCTTTCGCAACGATTCGTGCGAGGCGAATAGTTCGTTCCACTGCCAAAAGTTTTGAAGACTCTTCGTCGCCAAGTTCGATAACTTTTTTGAATGTGATCGGACCGATGATGCCATCAGGTGTGACTCCGATCGCTCGTTGTAAATCTTTTACTGCCAACACCGGACCAGAATGTATTGCACTGTCAACAACCTGCGCCTGAAGGTCGAGTGCAGAGAGTTTGTGAATTCCTTGCACGTCAATATATCTGCGGCGAAGGATTTCGATGGCCTCTCTTTTCTGGAGTCGTTCCAATTCTTTTCTGGTGCATCGTCTGCCTCTCCACGAATCAAGTGTGCGAAGCGTGATGCCGCCCTTCGTCGGACCGCCTCTGTCTTGTGGGTGTTCGGTGTAAGTCGGCCAACCTTCTCTGTCGAGTGTCTCATCAAGGATTGCACCTATTGGGTCAAGAGTTTCTTCTGCCATTAGCCTTTCGCAATTCTGTGACTTCAACCCGAAGTTCTTTTGTCGCCCCGAGGACCGTTCGAGAGGTCGACGTGTTTTCCGAGAGCGCGATAGTGTTCTCCTTCACCAGTTGAATCAACGTTGCCTCGTGACCTTCACATCGCTCTGCGACTTCTTTCCATTCACGTCGATGATTGAGCGCGTCTTTGCGAGCGTAATACAACACGACCAGTGCCAAGACTCCGGCGATATCTGTGGGGTGTGCGCCTCGTAATAATTCAAACAAGTCCATGTCGTTATCCGACTCCTATGAAGATGGTCTCAACGAGAAGCATCAGTCCAAGCATGACCATCACCCACGCAAAGCCCCATAGAGCAAATGTGTAGAACAACATCTTCACGGCTCTATTATTCCGGCAAATCAGGCCAATCAACTTCGGCAGACGGATCAGTTATGTTTTCTGGAATGTCCCGTAACGCCTGTCGGTAGGTTTGCCACTCTGTTACTTGTGCGCTGGTTAACTGGGCATCACTGATTTGCGTCCAATCGCAATCGGTTAACAGGCTGTTCCTGATTCTGCGAAGCTCCGACCATTCTGCAATTTGGTCTGACGCATAATCTTGTTGCGCTTGGAGCAGTTCTGATTCAGTAGGTTGAGCCGTTGGGCCTTCCCATAAAATAATCGCATCTTCCGAAGTCACGCATTGCGACCCCGGCCACCGCCACTGCACTACATGCATTAGGCTCATCCCACCACCTCTTCAAGAGCAATCGTACTATCTGCGCCACCTAACTGAACCACCACGGCAGCGATGTTTGTGCCAGACGCGAACTGGACGTTATAGGCCACGGCTGATGTCGAATAGGGCGCATCGAGATATTCCACTGACGGACCTGCGCCGCAGTTCTGTGTTGTTGATCCGGTGGTATAGGCGGAGATTGTCGGGGAGATCTGAAGCACAGCATCCCGAAACAGACCCGTCCGTAGTTGAGCATTGCCCGTGTGCTTCTGGCATGTCCCCATCGCCACAGATACGCGTACTCGATTGGCTTTTGACAATGGGGTGATAGATGCCGTTAGTCCCGTCGCTGCCATCGTGGATGAACTGCTGCTCGTTTCTGTGGAGTAGGTCGCTCGTATGCGTTGCAATGCCGCACCGGGTGGTGCCACCCCCGGCCCAAAAGTTTGCACCACTGTTGGGGCGGCATCATACGTGCCAGCCGTGGTCAGCCCACTCTCGTAGGTCACATAGCCAAGAATGGTGAAAGCCTTATCAGTCACGCCTGTGGACCCATAAAAAGTTTGCGCGTTATCCGAGCCAGTGCCAATCGTCGCGGATGTTGAAATGCCATACGCGCTCAGAGAATATATTCCACCGCCATCCGCGCAGTTCAGTGCTGCAAGGCGGACAGTTCCAGCATCGTTGAACGCACACACCCACAACCGAAACGTCACACCGCTAGCCGCGCCCATCGTCGCGCCACTGGGAATCACAAGCGTGGTCGCGCCCGTCAGCGCAATCGTGGTCGGTGAACCTGTCGCTGGCGTCACACTGCGAAAGACAACATCGACAGGTGACGCACTTGATGGAGCCGCCGCTGCTGCTGAGACCACGGAGATGGTGAGCGCGCTAGAACCGACAGCGGCGGTGATATACGGTTTACTGTTTGCCCCGGCTGATTCCCATGAAACAGAACTGGCTCCACTTTTCAAAAACTTCCCACTGTCAGCAGCGAGCCGAGCCAACGCCGTACTGGATGACGCATACACCACGTCACCGGCAGCTTGACTGGTGATGGCTAGTCGACCGCCATCTAGCATGTTCAGGTTGTCTCGAAGCGCCGAGTTCATAAGCGCGGCAGTGACAAGTTCGCCAGAAACCCACGTGCGTGGTGCAGACCATGCCATCGTTCTTCTCCTTTAGCCTTCAGCGGCGAGTACTTTTAACGACTCGCCCGTCCAGTTTCTGTTCCGCGCTTCCCGCCTCTTCAAGAGTTCCTTTTCAATCTTTTGCGGGTTCTTGGGAAACACGATATTCATATAGCGCCTTCCGCAATCAAAGCAGCACGAAAACTTAAATGCCGGACTGGTGAATCCAGCCCCGTTACATTCACAATCGACTACCCATCTTCCGTGATTGATGTAGGCCTCAACAGGTTCCTCTATTTCAAAGACTTCCTTCTCTGCCTTTTTCATCACGCTACTATGCAGAGCCTCATATGATGCGATGTCAGTCACGTCCGAATGACCATGACCTTCTATCGGCCCCTGAATAACATTCATTATGCAAACCCCAAGTTCGTCGTGATACCGAGTTCGGAAGAAGTCACCTGGTCCAAGACCCACGCCTGTGTTGCTGTAGCTGGAGCAAGAATCCAGTTCGTCGTTATGACACCACCTGCTGCGATACTCATCCTCACGCCGTTAATAAAATAACCCACCGCGACACCATCAGATGATTCAACGATGCCAGACATTGCCTCCGCGAATGTGATTTTATCTCCCGGCTCCCTCGCAAGCGATTGCGTCATCATGTAGTCAGACGAATTTGATGCAATCTGAAAACTGTTCACAACGTAACGGGGGTCTTTGTAGACATTCAAAATCCAATTCGCGATCTCATTCCCGAATTCGCCAGCGTTCGATTCGTACTTCATGTCGATCCTGGAATCGCGCTCTCCGTACGTTCGGATTGACAACTCATCCGTGGCAGACATAACCGTGCTAGTGACATCACGAATGGCGGTTCCCCTGACTTGCAATGTTGTGAGATATGCCGTCGCTGCGTTGTTGTTGGTAATTTCCAAATCAACGGCGTTGGCTGCCTGACTCTTTACAGTGACCGTCACATCAGAAGTGATGTTGGCTCCAGCTGCTGTATTCGCAATCCAATCCGTGCCAGATACCAATGACTCAATAGTCTGTGCCGCGACGCGATACGCATTGATACTCGCCTCACGGTATGGACAGTTAATCGTGATGATTGAACTAGGTGGAATAGATGGTGCGCTTCCAGTAGTTGTTAATTCATAAAGCACCGACGTTGCTCCGTCCGTGGTTCGTGGATGAACAACGACATAGGAGGTGTTGATGATGCCATCTCGTCCTCGACTCACCTCCAGCCCCGTCATAGTGTTATCGAACGAACCTACAGCAGCCCCAGTCTTCGGTCGCGCATATCTATCTTCAAACGTTAAAACCCCACCGCTAATCGTGTCCCCTTTGATGTAGAGATAGCCAAGCTCAGAAATGACGCAATCGTACAGCGCCCGCAAAACTGAAGTCTGAGCATCCAAGAGATTATCGAAGGCAGTCACGAACGTGCTTTGGCCTTCAGCATAGCTTGTCGCTTTTGGTGGAACCGTGACGGCATCATCAACTAACAACTTCACAAGCTCATCACTACGTTTGTTTGACTGAACCGTGACGCTCTTCACCTTTGTGATTGCCGCTTCATCAATCCAATCTACAGCTTCGCATTCAACTACTTGACTCTGGTATTGACCAGCAGAGGGAATTATGGAACTCAGGTTTCCTACGAATTTATAAAATGACGTTCCGCTATAGGTGATACGAAGCTCAATCATGTTGCCTATGTCCCACCCAGCGAGCGCGTTCGCGTGACCGGGAGAGTAGGCACCCTGTTCTCCGTGAATGTTGGTCGCACTATTGTTGAGAGTGAAGCTCAACGTGCCAGTCTCCGCCACTCTGTTCAACGGACCGACACCGCTCATGCCATATGACAATTCAACGGCTGACTCTCCGAGTAACACGTCGGACGTTATGTTTGTCACAGTGCCATCGAGGACCGTGGTCGTTCCAAGTTCAGCACTACCGCTCACGCCAATCAGCCATCCGCCATATCGGGTAAACACTTCGGGAGTCGCGGTAACTGTAGACATGACTTATTGCGCGAATATAATTGCGTCTCTCAAGTGAATTGGAAGTCGACGAAGTTCGTTCCTCAGACCTCTCACTTCAGAGAGCAATGCCTCGTCTCGCATTTCAAGTTTACTGAGCGGGATGATTGCTTCTGGTCCAGCCTCTCCGACAAGTCCAACAGATGGTCTCGTGACAATGCCGCCATGTTGCGCCATGAAGTCAAGGCCCATGTCTCCCATGCCGGGGAAGTCAGGCATCTTTCCTGCCTTGTAATTGACACGAGTCGTTATGTTGATGTTTCGGGGAATCGCATCTGTGGCTCCCTTGACTCCACCCAACCTACTGATAAGCGAATCCATTTTTGTGATCAGCTTATCGACGGCAATTTCAATCGCACTCCAACCTTTCTTTTGCTGGTCTTCGAGAAGTCCGGCTTCTTTGGCTTGAAGAAAAAGTTTCTCAGTGTTTTTGTCGATCGGAATTCCCAACTTCATGTGCGCTTCCATCATCGTCTTGAGTGACGGTCCCATGAGCATGATGGCTTCATTCTGGTCGAACCCTGCATCGATGAGCTTCTCGTACATTCGCAGTCCTTGACGTTCCATCGCGCCGAGTGTTTCTGCGTTCAACGTGCCGGTTCGAGACAAGGCGAGCATCGTGCCATCTAGGGCTTCAACACCAGCGACCAGACCTTTGTTCTGTTCGACACGTTCTCTGAACTGAGCCAGTTGCCGAAGAGCAACATTGTCTGTCGTGATGCCAAGGTTCTCTTGTGCCGTGATGACGGCATCGATAGCCGGACCGTGAGCCTTGACCGCATCTGTGAACGACATGCCAGCCGCTAACGCAGACTCGAACGATGCGACCGCAACAAGACCAAGGTCTTCAAGTTCTCCAGCAGATGCTTTTCCTAATTCATTCTGCTGACTGAGAAGGTCATTGAGAGCGATGGAGGCCTGATTGTATTCAGCGGTCCCTTCTGTCAAGCCTTCGAGTTTTTCTCTCTGCTGTTCGATTGACTCTGCTAGCTTTCCAGACGCTTCGATTGTCGGACCGAACATCGCAGCAAGACCTTCAGCCACAGCCTTCGACTGCTCGCCAACGAATTTTATGGTCTCGGCAGTCGTTCCAAAGCGTTCGGCCAGTGTGATGAGTTCGACGAATTGTTTGCTTGCGATGCCACCAGACTCCACCATCGCACTGGCAAGCTGGTTGAACGACTCTCCAAACGTCTTCGCGGCTTGCGCTGTCGTAATTCCACCACGTTCAACCGCAGAGAAGATGTCTCGAACACTTCTGATGGCCTTCTGGATTCCCATCGCCATCACGCCGCCCTGCTCTTCGATGATGTCGCTCATGTGCATCATCATCGCTCCGAAGTCTGAAGCGGTTTG